AAACAGTGCTACAACACAAAATGTTGATGGGTACTTTGTTGGTGTTACATCAGCTACAACTGTTGACGGTTATAATTATTATGTCAATTATAGTGGTGTTAGTTATGATGTATTCGTAACATCTATGACTAACTTAGGTGCTGGGGCATATAGTGGAACGATATTTACCAATGCTTTACAATTTATTAGCGCTAATGGACTGGATTATTCTGGTCGTACAATATGGGTTGATACCGTGGGTATTACTAGAACCGAAGATTTGATAATAACGAAGTCACCGCAAGTGGGGTATGTTTGGACTTGTGCCAACACTGAAGGTAAGGGTCAATGGTCTGTTACTGGAGCTGGTAGTGGTTATTGGTCGGCAACTACTGGCTCAATTAATACTGGTATATCAATAATTAATCGGGAATCAGTGGCTCTTGGTGAATATTCATTAACTGAAGGTCATCAAAATAATGCAATTGGTGGTTATTCACATGCTGGTGGTTATTCATCAATTGCAAGTGGCTTAACTAGCTTCGTACATGGTCAAAATAGTATAGCTGGTGGTGATGGTTCAATTGTTTTGGGTGATAATATAACTGGTACGAGCAACAATTTTACGTATGTTAATAGCTTAAACATAAAAACAATCGGTGCTGGACCAGGTGCAACTGATATTGGTGTCGATGCTAACGGTAACGTAGTAAATCAAGCTTCAGATATACGTCTTAAGGAAAATGTAATGGTTATAACTAACGCTTTAGATAAGGTTCTTAACCTTAGAGGCGTAACATATAACTGGAAAGATAGAAATGCTGGTGGTGATGGTGTTAGATATGGTTTTATTGCACAAGAAGTTAATAATATCGTACCAGAATTGACATTTACTAGTGGTTCCGACAATTATTTAGGTGTTCAGTACAAGGATATAACCGCTTTATTGGTTGAGGCCGTAAAAGAAATGTACAGTGGTGGGTCAAATGTTACAAATACATACCTACAAACACAAAGTATCATTGCTGAAGACAATAATATCGATTTAAACTATGGTGGAACTAAAGAAACAGCCATTGGTGGCGGTATTAGTGTCTTACATGGTATTAACAATGATACACCAGCAACCCTAGTAATAGATAATGATGGTAATTGGACAACAAATAATGATTTTAAACCAAATTCATTATCAATACCAGCATATACACCTACATCATCTAACGATACATATGGTAATGTAGGTAATATCACTATGGATGATAACCACATATATATTAAGACTACTAATGGTTGGAAACGAAGTAGCTTAGAAAGTTTTTAACAAAAAAGTCATGGTAAACATAAAAAATTTTAATTTTAATAAGTTAGATTTAAAACTAAGTAATTCCGATTATTGGGATTTCTTTTTAGCTAATGATAGTACCCCAATACAAGCCAGTGGTGGTTTAACTTCTGGTGATTGTTTCGTTGTTTGGTATGACTTTGATAATGTTAGTATATACCCAAATAGTGCTACAACGGCTTCAACGATTTATAGCTTGGTATCTTGGGATAATGCTGTAAATACTGGTTATACCTTTAATACTATTGGTTTGACTGGTATTGATAATGGTCTTGTTACCTTTGAAAAAGACCCATTGGATTATAAAAATGATGCATTGGTTGATGCATTGACTGGTAGCACGTTAATTATACCATCTGGCGAGACTAGATTTATGATGCATTTAGTTACTGGCACAACTGATACATATGTTTATCCAACAGAACGAGTTATTGGTGGTACTGAAGGTGACTATACTCAATTTTGTGGTGGTTTTTATCAAGGTTATTATAAAATAGATGGAAGTACTTATGAAGTATTGCCAACTAGGGTTAACCAAGCTTGGTCAGCCGAATTTTGGTTAAACCCTCAAGATATTTGTGATAGTACTGGTACAACATTAAATGATACATATCCAAATAATGCTGGCTTCTTCTTCTATATGGGTACTCGTGCCGAAAATAAGTTTTGGAATCAATTTGAGGGTAATAATACTGGTTGTTTAAGTGCTTGTTCAGCAACAACAACCGCATGTACTGGTACCGTAACCACATTTTGTACGGTATTAAAAGAACCTGATGTCTCGATTGTTGGTGATTATGGCTTCGCAATACCTCTAGACCCACCACAAATCGAAATAGAGTTAATTACAAATCAATTCTTGATTTATGGTAGAGCATATGACGCTAGTCCTAGTAGACTTACTGGTGCGACAGATAGCTTTATATTCACAACAGGAACAACAACAACAACAACTACTGATACTCATTATTCTTCATATTATCATGGCAGTATTGATGGGTTAGGTACCAAAACAGTTTATACTTACGATGGCAAGGGTATTTCGGTTGCCAAGAGTGCTGAAGTTATATCAGATTACACTAATCCGTTTTTAATATATGGTCGAGGTACAACTTATTCAGCTAGTACTTGTTGTGATAATCCTAACGATGGTTTTGGTAATAAAACCATCGAGACTTATAGTGGTAATACCAAGCCTCAAACTGAAGTTGATTACAGATTAGATATTATTGACAATGCCTTAGGTTTTAGGATAACTAGTGATGGAAAAATTGGTTATAGAATGTTAACCGTTACTGGTGATTGTTCAACAAATGCTAGTGGTGAAAGAATATATACCAGTGGCGTTACAATTCAAGAGGGTTATTCTGAAGCAGGGATTGTATCATCAAATGAGTGGTCTTATGTTGTTATTAGATACGTAACAAATTATTTAACTGATTGCGAACTAGAAACAAAAGGTCAACGGGTAGGTAAGTTAATGTTTTATGTTAATTCAAAGCTCAAATATGTTGTAAATGATTTCCCAGAACATATGGCTAAACGTCTAAATGAATATAAATCAAAACAAGTTGGTGTGCCGTTTAATTTAAGCATTGGTGGTGGTAGTCAGGGGTTAATTGAAACTCAAACCTTTGATGGACCAGATGCTAAAGATGCTGGTTTACCAATAGAAGAAAACTTTGGTGGTACCTTTATTGGTGGTATATCACAATTTAAATTTAATATTTGTGATTTAAATTATGCTAATATTCAATACAATTATGTTAATGGTGCACCTAGATATGGCATTTAAGACACCAATTTTATATTGACAGAAGACGCTTATTTATTGTTGCAGCAAAGTGGTTATGGAATGGTTTGGGTATAAATTTTAAATAACGTTTTTATTTCTTAGGTTTTATATTAGTTTAATATATTTATTATAAACTAAATTAAAGTATGCCAAATAAAAAAATTTCACAATTAAATGTTAACACAAACCCTACCTTTACAGATGATTTAACAATCAATGGCAATGAAACAATAAATTAATGGACTGATTCTGATGTACAAGCAAGATTTTTAGAGCTTTATCTGTCTAAATAATTATTTAAAGATATTTATAAACAATATGGAATTCTTCATAAACAAAAATTCAACATTACCAGTTTTAAAACTGGAACTTATTCGTGATGGCCGAAATGACTTTCAAAAGTTTTTTGAGCTGATTCAGAATGCCGATATATATTTTACCATGAGTGATGTGGTTACTGGTGTTAAAAGAATTGCCAAGAAATCTACTGGTGTTCAACTGGTAACACCAGCGAGTTGTGTTGGTGAGGAATACTACTTGATTTATAAGTTTACTGAGAAAGAAACATCTGTGGCTGGTAGATATGTAGCACAGTTCGATATTGAGTTTCTTGACGGTTCAGGTACCTTGATTGTACCTATACGTGAATCATTGTACGTTACGGTACTTGACCATGGTATAAAAAAATAATTAATCCTACTTGTTTATCTCAATAACTTTTCGTAACTTTGTAACGTACAAAGTTAAAAAATATTTAGCCATTCTACTTGTTTAATAGTAAAAATATACGTAGTTTTGTAAAAAAAATAATATGGCGCAAACTAAAACTACCCTATCCAACGAGCAAATTGAACAATTTTTACAGGGTTCAGACCCAGAAAAATATATCGTAGCTGTTGAATCCGAATACCATACGAATAATGTTACCTTGGTCATCAATGACCCAGCAAGACCTAAATACCAACGAGTTGCTCATTACGAACCATTTATTTGGTTTAAAGAAGATGTAACTAAGATTATGTATGGTGGGAATCGAATGAAAATAATTGAAGCTCGTGATAAGTACGGTGTTACAATTAAAAAATTAAGAACCCATAATGATGAGGGGTATGTACCGCCACGTATGGAAAATGGTTACAAATTCATTGCTAAGTGTAGCCAATCATATAACAGACTAATTAGCTTTTTTAAGGATGGCGGTATTGATGTCTTCGATAAAGAGAACTACAAGATGTTTATATTGTTTAGCCCAACTGAGCAATTTTTAATACAATCTGGTAAGAGATTATTTAAGGGTATTGATGATTACTCTGACTTACATCGTTTTCAATTTGACTTAGAAACTGAAGGATTATTTGCTTCTAAACACGCTATCACACAAATTGGTGTTAGGGATAATAGAGGTATTGAACATATCTTGGAGAGCATTGGTAATACATTATCGGATAAGCGAGATAGTGAGCGTGAAAATATCGCAAAATTCTTTAGAATTATCGATATGATAAAGCCAGATATAATAGCTGGTTATAATTCAGAAAACTTTGACTGGCCTTATCTATTTGACCGTGCTGAAAGGCTTGGTATGGATATAACAGAGCTAGCAATTACACTTAATCGAATATCTAAGATTAAACGTAAATCAGCAACGCTTAAGTTGGGTTCTGAAATAGAGCATTATAACCAAACACATATGTATGGTTATAATATCTTGGATATATCCCACGCTGTAAGAAGAGCCATGGCTATTAACTCTGAGATTAAGAGTTGGGGATTGAAATATATCACTCAGTATTCCGAAATAGCAAAGCCAAACCGTGTTTATGTTGCTGGTGATAAGATTAGTCTGATTTGGGCCGATAAGGTTAACCAGTATGCCTTTAATAATACCAACGGTGATTGGTATAAGATAACTGAAAAAGCTAATCTGAAGCCAAACTATGTTATAACTACTGGTGCTTATATTGTCCAACGTTATCTATGCGATGACTTATGGGAAACAGAGCAAATTGATAACCTATTTAACCAAGCTTCATTCTTAATATCTAAGATATTACCAACAACATTCATGCGTTCATCAACAATGGGTACTGCTGGTCAATGGAAATTAATAATGTCTGCTTGGTCGTACCAAAATGGGTTAGCTATACCAGAAACACAACAAAAACGTGAATTTACTGGTGGTTTATCAAGGCTATTAGAGATTGGTTATGCTAAGGATGTAGCTAAGTTAGATTATGCTGCATTGTACCCTAAGATTCAATTAACGTGGGGAATATTCCCTGACTTAGATATATCTGGTGTAATGCGTGGTATATTAACTTATGTTGTTGATACTAGGGACCACTTTAAAAATTTAACTGGTAGCGAAAAGAAAAAAGCCAATAAATTATCGGATGAATTAAAGAAAAATAGAAGTAATATGACCCCTTCAGAAATTTCTGAGGTGGAAGCTAAGATTGCTGAGTATAAAAGTCTATCGAATCTATACGATAAAAAGCAATTACCACTTAAAATCCTAGCCAACTCATGGTTTGGTTCATATGGTGCACCATATATCTTTAATTGGGGTGATACTGATTCAGCTGAAGAAACAACTTGTCGTGGTAGACAAGCCTTAAGACTTATGGTTAGACATTTTACTGAAAAGCATGGCTTTAAACCTTTGGTTGGTGATACTGATGGCTTTAACTTTGCTTTCCCATCAAATATCGATGATATTAAATATGTCGCTAGAGGTAGTCATTGGAAAACAACCAAGGATGCTGGCAAAGAATTAATTGGATTGGATGCTGTATTAGCTGAGTTTAATGAAAACTATATGGAAGGTCGTATGGGATTAGATATTGACGACATTTGTCGTTCAACCATTAATTTTGCTCGTAAGAACTATGCAAATGACATAAATGGTAAAATTAAGCTAGTCGGTAACTCCATTAAGTCTAAGAAGATGCCTGTGTTTATCGAAGATTTTCTAGCTAAGGCTATACGTATGTTATTAGATGGTGATGGACAGTCATTTATTAACTATTATTATGGATATGTTGATAAGATATATAATTATCAAATACCATTGGTTAAGATGGCCAATAAATCTAGGGTTAAGACTACATTATCTGATTATCGTAAGAAAGCTTCAATGAAGAATAAGGCTGGTAACCCTATGCCTAAACAAGCACATATGGAATTAGCAATCCTAGGTGGTCTTAATATAACACTAGGTGATACCTTATATTATATTAATACTGGTAATTCAAAAGGTCAAGGTGATTTGAAAACAATTGATAAAAATAAAATGACCAAGAAAGCAAGGGATGCATTTTTTGCAGCTAATGGTTTTTATCCACCAGTGGATAAGGTTACTGAATTAAATTGTAAATTAATTGACCCAGCTGTTGTTGAACATGACTTCGAAATAATTAAAGAACTTGAACTTCTTAAAAAAGCCTTGCTTGCTATTGATGGGGATTCTGATGATGATAAGGTAGCTATCGAAAATAGGATTGCAGAAATTGAAACCGAATTGCATACTGATGAGTATAACGTTCCTAAATACCTAGAGACCTTTAATAATAAGGTTAAGCCGTTATTGGTGTGCTTTAACCCAGAAGTAAGAAAAAATATACTTCTATCTATAATAAAAACTAAAGACAAACAAACAAAGATTGTTACTGAAAAATTAAAAGAGCGTACTGTTTACACAAAGCAAGAATGTGAATTGGTTTCAGGTATGCCGTTTAATGTTGGTGACCAAGATTCATACGCTGACCTTATGCGTATGGAAGATAAAGAGATTAAGTTCTGGGATAAGGTTGATAAGTTGCCTAACTATATGACACAAGATGAATGGGACACTATAAGGTCCGATTATCATAATAGAATGGCTAAGTTTAGAGCTGAAAGTATCGAAGAAGAAAAAAATAAATTAGATTATTTATTTAAAAGATTGGAAGTTAAAGAACTTAGCGATGTTACAAATAAGGGTTTATTAACTATCGATATCTTTATCATTGCCGATATATCTACCGATGGCTTAGGTAATTTAGTTTCTAGAAAATGGGGTGAAGTTTTAGCACATGTAAATGATATCTTTAAATATGAAGAAGATGCTATAAGACGTAATCATTATTATAATCTAACCAATAATGAAAGCGTTGATAGGTATGATGCTTGGCTTGATTACACTAATCAGCAATTGGTTATGTCTGGCGAAACCATAAACATAGATACCGATGAGATAACATTGGTAGATGCAACTGTTGTTGCTAAATTGCTAAGTGAAAAAGCTAATCAAGGTATCAACACAAATAAAATAAAAAAGGTTGCTGAGGATGATGCTGAAAATGATGCTGAGGATGATGCTGAAAATGATGTTGAAGATGATGCTGAAAATGATGCTGAAAATGATGAATCAATTATCTTAGAAGATGAGTTTGATGATACATATGCTGAAAGACCTGATGACTACGAACCTATTGTAATACCAACAATAGAAGTTATTGACGATGGTTGGCCATTTTAAATTAAAAGAGGGGAAATTTCCCCTCTTTTAATTTTTAGAATACCCAGAATCCCATTGGTTGGAATTTTAAAGCTCTATTTAGATATTCAGCTTCGTTAGCTGCTCGTTCTAATTGACTGGTTGTAGATAATCTTAATAACCTAGTGTCTAAGCGTTCTAAGACGGCTCTACGCTCTTCATTACCCTCACTTAGTAGTGTATCATAGTCCATAGTCCTTTCGGCCTCTGGTGGCCCTACAATCCCACCAAATTTACCACGTACTCTACCTAGGGTTCTTTTACCTTCAGCAATGAATAATTGTCTTATTAGTGTTTTTGTTGGTTCATTAAAATCTGAATAATCTAACTTTGATAATGGAACTTGGTTTGGCATCTTGATGATATCTGGATTGTCTCTCAAACAATCGTCAATATTTTCAGGTACCGTATCATAATAAAAATACCAAACATGAGAACCTGTCATGTTTACGTTATTACCTAGACCACCAATACCTTGTCCAAAAGAAAACTTAGAACCTGGAACGGATAACAAATGTAACAATTTTGTACCATTTGGTCCAGCAGTTATCTTATACACCAATTCACTTCTAACAATCCTATTTTTTAAGTTCATATCAGAAGCGGTTAATAATATATCAAATGCTGGAGCTATATAATAACCCCTAGCACCAAGACCAGAACCACCATTTACGCCAGCACCTGTTTGTGCAAAGCCACCACCGAACCCATAGTCAATACCACCAAAATTTGCTAATAAGGCTTGACTAGTTGGTGGTGGAGTTATCCATAATACCTCATTAACCTCACGACCAGCTGGTATTTGATAAACTTGTCTACCAGCTTCTAATTCAACATAGTCTTTTTTTAACTCCCATGGACCATTTGTTTGTAATCCAACTTGCTTAGAATAAGCATATGTTGATTGTTGTACATAATCAAGTGTTCGAACACTAAGAGCAAAAGACATATCTGTTGTTGAAATACTTTGTCCTAACAATGATTGCCATTGGTGTTCAATCAACCATTCTTGTACATATTGAGCGTAATCTTCTATTGATATCTCAAGTAGTGTACAAAGTTGTTCATCAGTTAATTCAACGGCACGTGTTGGTGCACCAAGTGAGTGCCTAAATTGCGTAAATAGTTTTTCTCTTTCATCTGTACTTACTGGCATAATTTCTATTTATTTATAAATATCAATAAAATAGTATTAACCTAATAATTTTTTAATTATATTGCCAGCATCTTTAATTGTATTGAAGGATACATTTGGTACCAATAATTGATTACCAACCCTTATAATCGGAACTTGGTCTGACTTAGTTAAGTCATGAATCTTATTATACGTAGCCTCATTCTCTGGCAATTCAACATTAACATCAATGTATTCAATACCATTAGACGTTAAAATATCTTTTAATTCTGTACAGTACGGGCATTCAGATATCGTGTATATTGTAACCATTTTAATTAATTTTATTCTTCTGTATTAAGTATGTTATCCATTATTAGTTCAGTTTCATTTTTATCCTTCCTTTCACCTAAGATTGTACTAATAACTAATTGTTTATTCTTAAGTGTCTCCCACATTCTAGTTGAAATCGTTCCTTCAAATAATTGATAATAAACGTTAACATTATTCTTTTGTCCAATACGGAATGCACGGTCTTCAGCTTGTTCATTATTTCCAGTCACCCAAGAAAATGAATTAAATATCACAACAGTTGCTTCAGTTAGAGTTATAGCCACACCAGCTGAATCTATGTTACCAATAAATACCTTGACCTTTGGATTATTTTGAAACTCATCTACTGATTTTTGTTTCTGAGTGGTGGACATTGGGCCGTTGTGCTTTACCGATAGTTTACCAAAGTGCTGTGATAGTATTTCTAATTCTTCAGTAAAGCTTGTAAATATAATTACCTTACGACCCATTTCTATTGCATTTTCAACCATTTCAATAGTATAGGGTATTGCAGCAGCCGCAATAAATTGTCGCAATAGTATTAATTCAACTAGGTCTTTTTGTATGTTACCATTCTTTTTACCGTCAAGAATACGTTTTTCTAAATATTCTTCCCATAAGGCATCATATTCTTTTCTAGCCTTAGAGTCTAGACGATAATATGATGGTGTCACTACCTTATCTGGCATATCTAATACTTCGGTTTTATATCGCCTAAGAATTATGTTTTTGGTCTTGGTAGATAGCTCATCCAAGTTAGAAGCACCATCTGTTATCCAAATTTGTTTTTTCTGACCATTCTTAAGTGTTCTATACATCTTTTTAGCATCACAATACCTAACGGCATAATGTTTCCAATTTTCTGCCAACTTAGACTTGATAAGCTTAAGTAGGTTAAAGAAATCCATAGGTCTATTAGCTACTGGTGTACCAGTTAATAGCCAAACATTTGGAATACCATGTTTTTCAACTAATTCAACCATTATCTTACCTCTAATACTATCATTATTTTTTAGATAATGTGCTTCGTCAACTATTATCAAATCAAATCCAGCATTTGCTAATTCTCTATTTAATTTCTTTGGTTCTTCACCATCCTTTGGTTTCTTACCATCATCTAGTGTATGAAAATTCTTAAGGATATCATAATTTATTATCGTAAATTTAGCTTTAGACCATTTTTTACCTTCTATTATAGTTGTATCATCACAAAAAACATTTATTTCTCGTTCCCAATTAATCTTGGCTGAAGATGGTGAGACTATTAATATTTTTTTAGCCCCACTTTCTAAGGCCCCGATTATTGCTTGGTTTGTTTTTCCCAAACCCATATCGTCAGCTAATATACAGTTTTTTCTTGATAATAAAAATTTAACACCATCTTCTTGGTGTTGATATAGCTTTTTACCATACTTGCCTAGAATCTCATTATATTTGGTAAAATCTACATCTACCTTTATATCCTCAAAGTATGGGTCATCAACCAATTGTGTCTTTGGAATCCAATACATCTTAGATTCTTTTTGATTTTTACTTAATTTACCATATATGTGAAAAGATTTGTCATTTTCACCTAGAATAAATTCTATTAAAATCTTTTCTGGTATAAATGATATACCATGTTGGCGTTGAAGTTCCTCACCTAGGTATTTGGTTATGCCAATAACTCGATTAAGATATTCTGGTTCTCTACTATTATTCTTTATTATATAGGCTGACTGATTATCTGTTAAAGATATTTTTTTATTTTTAATATATTCATTCTTAAGTTTTAATATGTAAGGATTAATACCTTCGTATTTTTCCAACAAATCAATTGCTGAACGGCCTTTTAAGTCATTTAAATTAATCAATGTTAATAATTTAATTGTTATGAATATACTTTATTTTTTTAAAAAATCAAGCCTTATCATTAGATTACGTAAAAGATAAATATTTATATATAAAACCATGGACAATAAGCGTTATATACCAATAACTAGGGTTAATAAATTTTTTTCTAGTGCCGATTTTGACTTAGAGGTTAATATGGGGAGAGAGGCTATTGAAGGTGATGGTAACTTTACCGTAATATTATACCGTGTTGATAGACAACAAACAGAATATGATGATATTTATGGTGAGGCAACCAAAGACGGTATTAGATTTTTACCACCAATAGAATTAAAGGTTATACCAATACTTGCTGAACCAGAAAATAAAGTATATAATAAAAATGGTACTGCAAGACACTTACAAGATGGTAATTTAACCTTTGGTATATATGTGGCACAGCTATCTGAGATGGATGTTCAACTTAGCTTTGGTGATTATATAGGGTATGCGGTTACTGAAAATAGTATTAGATACTATAGCGTGGCTAATGATGGATTAAAAAACTTTGATAATAAGCATACTATCATGGGGTATAAGGGCGCATTTAGGACAATTACTTGTGCACCAATTGATGAGACTGAGTTTCGTGGTATGTAATATTTATTAAAATAAAGGATTAGACATGGGAATGCAAAAAGGATATAGAACAAACATTAATATAGTTAATAGCAAGATTGGGCCTCCAAGAAGACAGGAGATTCTAGATGGTATTGCTGATAACGGAACCTTTTTACCTAGAGGTGTCTTGGTTGAGGATATGGACCAGACCTTCTTAGAGTATTTTAAATCAGATACTGGGTTGGGCTTGACTATTGATGGTGAAAAAGTACCTGTTATATTCTTAACAATTCAACGATGGACCGAATTCACCAAGACTTGGGAATTTACTGATGAATATAAAAACATTAAGATGCCATTTATAACCATAGTTAGAAAGCCAGATATTCAAGTTGGTGAAAACCAAGCTGGGTTATGGAACATACCAGGAAATCGAACCTATACCTATATGAAAATACCAACTTGGGATGGTGTTAGACATGGTATTACCTTATATCAAATTCCACAACCAACATCTATAGATATATTATATGAAGTTAGATTGTTTACCAATCGCATGAAGGATTTAAATCGATTTAATATTAATATACAAAAAGCTTTTCATTCTAGACAATCATATATCAACGTTAATGGTCACCCTATGCCATTGCATTTGGATTCAATTGGTGATGAGAGCAATATTGATGACTTTGAAAATAGACGTTTTTATGTTCAATTATTTGATATTAAAATGATGGGTTATATCTTGGATGAAAATGATTTTAGAGTTATACCTACAATCAATAGAACGTTAATGACTACCGAAATTGAAGAAAAATTGATAGCTAACGATGCAATATTAACACCAATCAGAAAAGGTAACCAAATAGTTTATAATTTTATATGGGAACCAAGGTCTAATACTGAATTTATCTTTAACGCATTATATGATTTAAAGTTTACACAACTAACAAATATAGAAAATATTAGTAGAATCATAATTACTCAAAATAATACAATTGTCTTTGACGGTACTATATTGAACACAGCAATTATTTTTTATGCTAATGATATTATTAAAATAAAAGTTTATAAGGGTGCCGCAACACTAGGTAAACTAACCTTAATTGGAAGTACATTATAATGGGACAAGTTGGAAGAGGTTATGATATAAATCAAACATTTATTATAGAAACAAATGTTGTTGATGGACAAGATATTTTTGTAACTGGTGGTACCTATTCATCTGGAACAGCTATTTTTACCAATAATTCTGGTGGTACATTTAGCGTTAGTGGATTAACAACACCATTCACAGGTGGTACGGTATCTGGGTCAACTAACTTTATAAGTGGTTTAACGGCAAACACCTTTAGTGCAACAACATATCTTGGCTTGCCAACAGATATTAGGGTTACTGGTGGTACATATTCAGCTGGAACAGCTGAATTTACGAATAACACAGGTGGAACATTTAGCGTTAGTGGATTCTTAACTGGTCAGACTGATACATATGTTACTGGATTAACGTTTAGTAATAATGTATTAACTCTTCAACAAACTAATAACCAAGCAAATATAACTACTTTAGTTAATAGTTTTTCAGGTTTAACTGTTAATGGTGGAATATCAGCAAATACAATATCTGCAACTACGTATATTAACCTACCAGCTTTTTCTGGTGCTTATTTACCATTAAGTGGTGGTACGGTAAGTGGTTCAACTAATTTTATAAGTGGTTTAACTGCAAATACAATCTCTAATACTGATTATATTAACTTTAAAACATCACCATCAGTTCCAAATCCAACTGGTGGAACATTGTATTATGATTCAAGTGAAAATGCTTTATCATATAAACCTTTAACAAATCAAAATGATGTAACTATTAATTTAGGTCAAGAAAATTTAGTTAGAATTTATAATAATAGTGGTGCTCAAATTAATAATGGTCAAGTAGTTCATATTACTGGTTCAAGTAGTGGGACACCAACTGTTGCTTTAGCTAATGCGTCTAAGTTAGGAACAACATTTGTTGATAGTTTAGCTCAATCTTCTGGTGTGGCAACACATAATATACCAAATAATGAATATGGTTTTATTACTAGTTTTGGTATAGTTAGAGATTTAGATACTTCAACACTTATAGTAGGTCGAGAATTATTTTTATCTGATACAATTGATGGTGGTATTACAGATGACCCAGACTCAATAGCTTATACGTCTAGAATATCTGTATTAGGTTGGTGTTTGACTTCGGATGCAATAAATGGTAAAATATATGTTAACATTGAAAATGAAAACCAATTACAAAGTTTAACACAACAAGAAGTTAATATTTTATTAGGTAATGCAATATCAACTGGTGTGTATGAATATACTGGTGCTACTACCGCTTCATCAACAACAATTAATGTTGCACCTATGAGAGGTTGGTCGGTTAATAATACATATTCAAACGCAACAAATCCAGATGTAAAAAACCTTTATTATAGTGGTGGTACAAACATATCATTAACTAATATTTTAACAGCAGACTCTACTTATTTATTAATAAACAGTGGTGCTACATTATACCAACAAACAACATTTCCAACACCACAACAACGAAGAGAAAACATATTTTTGGGTAAGGTTAATCACCCAAATAGAACGAGTATATTAAACATAAATAATACCGTTGATTATGATGTATCACCGATGTCATCTTTGCGTGATTTGTGGTCGCCAATAAAATTGATAAATCAAGGTATCATACCCTCACCAAATGGAGCTAATTTAAGTTTTAATACTTCAGCTGGTACTCTTTGGGGTAATGGTATTAATTGGCATAATAATCAATTAAGCCCTAATAATGCCAGCATTCCAGCAAAGATACCAGCATCATTTTTTTATAGAACACAAACTGGTGGTACTAGCGGGTCTGTTACTGTTATCGACCCTAGAAATTATGACTTAGGTGGTGTTATTACTAGTATTGGTAATTCTGGTATTGATGATGCGACCAATCAAAGGATATATATGTATCCGACTGGTGTTATTAATGTATTATATGGTCAAACAATATACGCAAACTTAACTGCCGCTGTTGCCGCTATAAACTCAGAGACATTTATACCTTACCCTAATGCTGAGAGTACTGGTATATTAATTGGTATTCTTTCTGTTAGAAATGATATTGGTACTGATGGAGAACCATTAACTAATACAGATTATGCTAAATTTACACTGGTTTCTAAATTTGGTGAAAGTTTTGGTGGTACTGGTGGTTTATCAACAACTACGCTTCAACAGGCATACGATAATTCAACAACACCAGAAATTGTTATTAACGCAATCCTAGATGGACTAAGTGTTAAAAACGGTACTGGTAATGCTGATAATGTAACTAACGTATTTGAGTCTGTTAACACAGCTAATGCGACCACCGCTTTAATTAGAGCCGATGGCTATATATCTGGTACTACATTCCAATCAAATGGTTTTATAGCAAACAGTAATGGCCTAACAGCTACAACAGTTTCAGCAACAACTTATAATAATTTACCAATAGATATTAGGGTTACTGGTGGTACCTATTCAGCTGGAACAGCTGAATTTACGAATAACACAGGTGGAACATTTAGCGTTAGTGGATTTAAGACAGATGATGTATTTGTAACTGGTGGTACGTATTCAAATGGTTCGTCCGTATTTACGAATAATACAGGTGGAACATTTAGCGTAACTGGATTTAAGACAGATGATGTATTCGTAACTGGTGGTACATATTCAGCTGGAACGGCTCAGTTTACAAATAATACTGGTGGAACATTTAGTGTTAGTGGATTTAGTACTGGTGGTGGTTCCACCTTTACAGGTGGAACGGTAGCTGGTTTAACCACGTTTACAGGTGGTTTATCTGCAAATACAATAAGTGCGACTACTTATTACGGTAATGGTTCTAACCTAACTGGTATTGGTCTTCCAATCGTTAACTTTAGGGGAGCTGTTACAGTAGCATTTGCTGCGGCTACTGAAACAGCCTTTGGTTATTATTTAATACCAGCAAATACATTCACAACAGGTGATATAATTGAAATTGACTGCACTTGGGACCCAACTGACTTCACAGTTGGTTCTTTATTAAATTGTTGGTTTAGGAGTTATACAACAAATACACCACCATCACCAGCAACTGGTCAATTATTGGCGCTTGTTGCTACATCTGGTGCTGCGACAAAATACATTCAAGTAGAAAGAAAGAATTTATACTTTAGTAATTCAACAACACTTAGAGTTCGTGCCGATGCAGCTTATACTGACATAGGTATCATAACAACAACAGCTATGGGAACGCCTACATTTGATACTACCGTTGATAACTATATATACCCAACAATGAGAGCTCTCATTGGTGCCTCTGCAACATTAAGAAGCTTTATAATATCAAAAAAATAAAAAATAAATAATATGGAATATACATTTACATTTGGAAACGAAACACTCACCTTCCCAACTCTAGCAGAGCATAATGCTTTTTTGGAAATATATCAATCATTAATAGGTGCACAATTACCAAGCATATTTGCAACAACTAAGACTACTGCAATTGCTGATGGTATTAACTATACTTCTAATAATGGTTAATTTTCACCGTATAAATCTTTCTTGGTAATACAAGCTTCACGTATTAATTTTTCAACAAAAGAAAACATTTTAAGACCATTCTGTTCGCAATGTTTTTTTAGTAACTCATGAGTTTTTGTTGTAATTTTAATGTTTTTATCTCTCTTAAGCATATCTTTTAATATAAGTATGATGAAAGTATGACAAAAAACATACTAAAACAAATATATATTTTATCCTAATTCTCTTTTTGGGTAAAACCTAATATTTATAATAAACAAAACAATAAAGTAAACTAAAACAACTAATATGGCAACAAAAGTTTTCGTTAGTCCAGGTGTTTATACATCAGAAAGAGATATAACATTTATTACTCGTCAAGTAGGTGTAACAACACTTGGCTTAGTTGGTGAAACCACAATTGGACCAGCATTTCAACCAATATTTATAAGTAATTATGGCGAATTCCAATCTTTCTTTGGTGGCTTAAACGCAACCAAGGTAAAAGATACTGGAGCACCTAAGTATGAATTACCATACATAGCTAAGTCTTATTTATCACAATCTAACCAATTATTTGTAACTAGGGTATTAGGTTTCTCTGGTTATGATGCTGGTCAAGCTTGGGGTATCACTATTGATGCGGCCCTTGACCCATCTACATCTGGTACGGTATCTACTATTTCTTATAGTGGTGGTACTAATTATTTAATATCATATTCAGCGTCACCAACTGGTAGTATTTTATCATTAACTTCTAATGATGTCTTGGTTCAAGCGTTAATAAATGATGGAACACTAGGTTCTAGTCTAGCTTACTTAGGTTCAGCGACTAGTGGTTCAACAGTTAATATTGGTCCAATATTTAGTAAGTTTGGTAATACTTTTAGTGGTGTGTCATTTAACAACTACGTTACTCAAACAAACTATACTGGTGGTACATCGTTGGTTAATATAACTGGTATTACTTCTGGTGTAACCGTTACCTATACTGGTACTGGATATAGTGATGTTGAAGACCAATTGGTAGCATTGTTACGTTCAAGAGGGGCTATAGATGTATCTACACAATTACCTAACTTTGAATTAAGTGCTGCAACTGGTGTTATATTTAATCCAGCATTTAGTGCTGCAACAACAAATCCTGTTGGTGTATTTGCTCTAAGTGGTAACTCAAACACACAGGGTTTATTTAACTACCAAGTATCACTTGATAGAACGCAACGTAATTATCTTCCTAAGGTATTGGGAAGAACGGCACAAGATGGTAATACTGCATTATTTGTAGAAGAACTTTATGGTAATTTATTTAACACAGCAAATGTTGATGGTAAGATTAGAGGTATCAACCAAAGTCTTATTCAGTATGATACCGATTATTCTGATTATTTAAAAGAATATCAACCAGCTGTTACACCATATGTTGTTTCAGAATTGCGTGGTAATAAAGTATTGCGTTTGTTTAGATTATGGACTATTTCTGATGGTAATGCAGCTAACGAACAATTTAAGATTTCAATAGTTAACATTAAGCCAGATACCTTAGAATTTGATATTAGAATTAGAGGTTTTTATGACACTGATGCACAACCAGTTATACTTGAAAGTTTTTCACGTTGTACTATGGACCCAACTTCAGCTAACTTCATTGGTAGAAGAATAGGTACACTTGATGGTGAGTATGTTTCTAAATCAGCCTATGTTCTTGTTGAAGTTGATGACACTAGCAACACTAGTGATGCATTCCCAGCTGGTTTTATTGGTTACCCAATCCGTGACTACCAAACCAACAGTAATACAAGTGTTGTTAACCCAGCATTATTATATAAGACTAGCTATTCAACATTTGAAAATAAACGTAAGTATTACTTAGGTTTATCTGAAACTGTTGGTATCGATTCTGACTTCTTTGACTATAAGGGTGTTCCATTAACCTCTAGCCCAGATATCTGGACAGGTATGACAAATGGTTTCCACATGGATGTTGATGCAACTGGTGTTACAATAGATAACGTATTTGAGGTTATTAACGCAAGTGGTGGTACTTATAGTCCAATATTCTTATTTGACACTGGTGACGCTCAGTTTAGAACTGATGCTGGCTTAGTTGGTGGTCCATATGAATTTTTGTATGCACGTAAATTTACATTTGCACCATATGGTGGTTTTGATGGTTGGGACGTGTACCGTACTATTAGAAGCAACGCAGACAGCTATATTATCAATGGTACTGCTGGTCAAGCTGGTCTTACAAGTGGTGCGTTTGCAAATAGAACATTAACTTCGGGTGATTTAGGTATAAATTCAGATTACTACGCTTACCTTGAAGCTATTTGGACATTTAAAAACCCAGAAGCTGTTAGTATTAACGTTTTTGCAACTCCAGGTATTGATACCTCTAATAACACAAACTTGGTTGAAGCAACAATCGATATGGTTGAAAACGATAGAGCCGATTCGCTTTATGTTGTTACAACTCCTGACGTTGCATCTGGTACTATATTAACTGCTGATGAGGCTGTTGATATTATTGCTGACCAATACGATAGTAACTACACTTGTACTTACTGGCCATGGGTTCAAATCAACGATGCTGAGAACAATGTATTGATATACGTCCCACCTACTAGAGACGTAGTTAGAAACATTGCCTTGACCGATAACATTGCATTCCCTTGGTTCGCTGTTGCTGGTATTCAACGTGGTGATGTTGATGCAATACAAGCTAGAAAATCTCTTACCTTAGCTGAGAGAGATACCCTTTATGAAAACCGAATTAACCCAATCGCTACGTTCAATTCTGATGGTATTAAGATTTGGGGTAATAAAACACTACAAGTTAAGGAATCAGCTTTAAATAGAATTCAAGTTAGAAGACTTCTATTACAAGCTAGAAAACTTATTTCAGCTGTGGCTATTAGACTTCTATTCGAACAAAATGACACAATAGTTAGAAATCAGTTCTTAGCTTTAGTTAATCCAATATTATCAAATATAAGGACTGAAAGAGGTTTAACCGACTTTAGGGTTACATTATCTAGTGACCCAGAGGATATCGATAGAAACCAATTAACTGGTCAAATATTCCTAAAACCAACAAGAAGTCTAGAATACATACAAATAGAATTCGTGGTTACAAATACAGGTGCTTCATTCGATAACATCTAAAACTAAAAGGCCCTACGGGGCCTTTTTAGTTTATAACCATATTTATTATAAAGTAATTTTATGACCAAAATTAAAATAACAGAATCACAATATAAAAAGATTTTGTTAAATAGACAAATTGAAGCTTTATCTAATCAACCCATTATTACTGAGAGTTATGGTGATGTTGTATTAGGTGTTGCTGTATTATTGGGTATTAATTTAAGCGGTCAAAATAAAATTATTGGTCAAAATGCTATTAGTGATGATAATATTATGAACCAAATAAAACAAACACTAGAAGATGATTCTAAAGTTAAGGAGTTGGTTAAATCATTTACCGAAAAAGGTATGGTTAATCCAGATACTAAGTTTGCTAAAAATGCAAAGAATATCGTTAATAAGTTTAATGAAATAGCTAAAGCAAATAATGCAAGTTATAGAATTAGCACCAAGGCAATTAATAACTTAGAGGCTTTAGATAAAAACCTAAATCTTGAGGCTTAAACTAGCACCTATTAAAATTTTATAACACTTTTTTATGTTAAGTATTATTATAATAACCTTGTGTTTAAAATATTTAATTTATTTCTGATTTATTTTGTAATGTTAGATATTTATATTAAACAATAACACTAGTATCACAAAGGTACTAACAAATATTTTAAAAACAAAAAAATGGCTGATTTATTAATGAAAATGCCCTTGCCTTACGAGCCTAAAAGGAAAAACCGATGGTTAATTACTTTTCCAGCTGACTTAGGTATACAACAATGGTGGTTAGCATCTGCCTCTAGACCTTCAATTACTCAAAATGAAGTTGAAATGCCGTTCCTTAATACATCTACGTGGGTTATAGGTCGTTTTACTTGGGAAGCAATTGATGTTACATTCCGTGACCCAATTGGCCCATCTGCGACACAAGCTATTATGGAATGGGTGCGTTTGCACTCTGAATCTATAACAGGTCGTCAAGGTTACGCTGCTGGTTATAAGAGACCTGTAGAGCTTGAAATGCTTGACCCAACAGGTGTTGTTGTGGAGAAATGGTTACTTGACGGTACTATGCTTACAAATGTTGGTTTTGGTGATTTATCAATGGATGATGATGCCATCGCTGATATTACAGCAACGCTTAGATTCGATAGGGCAATACTTCTTTTTTAGTTGGTTGATTATCAACTAGTTACGTTTATTTTTCAATTTTACTCTATCAAAACATTGACTTATAAGAATTCTTTCAGTATATTTGCTGAAAGAATTTTTATTTATGGTAAAATGTAAAAAATGTGAAAGAGAGTTTGAAACATTGGATTCTCTTAGGAGACATAATAAACAGAAACATGGTGTTGATGCTGAAAAAACTTATATTGAATATGTTTTGGAGGGTGTTGAGCCTATCTGTAAATGTGGTTGTGGTGAGAAACCTAAATACTTGGGTATTGACGCTGGTTTTAGAGACTTTATTCGTGGTCATGCTGCTAGAGTCAACAATAACTGGGGGCATAATCCAGAAGCTCTAAAAAAATCACATGAAACGCAAAAGAAGATGCACGATGCTGGAACGTTAAAGGTATGGAATGATGGTTTAACCAAAGAGGACCCTAG